GCTTGAAATTGATCCCGTTTACGGATCAGACGCCTACGATCGTCAAGGAATAGAACTCGACCGCTGGATGCAAGAACGCATGGCTGAAGGCATTTATTCTTTTTAAACCGACACGCCCCGGGCAACCGGGGCTTTTTGGAGACTGATAATATGAAAAACGAAACCAAGCGCCACTTTATGCTGGCGGTCATCGTGGCCATCTTTTGGGGCCTTGTAGGCTCCATGGTGATGGAAGACGAGCAGAACGCCGAGGCGCACTACTGCCAGATGGTCGCTGACGGCCTGTGGCCAGAGTACCGCAAAGGAGATATTACCTGTGAGTAAGAAACTTTGCGCCATCGCCGGCTGCACCTTTCCAGAAGGCGAGTGCCGGGAGCTGTGCTGGCACCCTGAGGAACGCCGCATGGACATCATCGGTCAGAACGGGAACGACGGTCTTCACTACCCCAAAGGCGGATCGGTGCGCGTCACGGTCATTCAGGACGGCAAGGTTGATCTGGAGTACGTCGCAAGCTGGTCTGGTGATCGGAAGGATGTGCTGCAACGGGCGCAAAAGATGATCGGGATGCTTTTAAATGAAGATAATGCTCGATAAAAGCCCTGCACAAATCCATGAATACCGCGAACGGTATCAGCATGATTTTTGGCAACTTCGCACCCCGCTGACGCAATATGCGTTATCAGGCACCCCTTATGGGCTTGATAATGGTTGTTTTGCCAAGTTTGAAAAGAAAACCTGGAGACGGTTGTTGGTGCAGGCCAGAGAGCATCGTCCAGTTTTCGTATGTTTGCCCGATTTAGTTGGCGATGCCAGGAGAACCTTGGATTTGTTTGATGCGTTCATGGAGGAAACGGAAGGACTGCCAAGGGCATTGGTATTGCAGGATGGCATCCGCAATCATCCGATCCCGTTCCAGCATATTGATGCTGTGTTTATCGGTGGCAGTGACGAATTCAAAATCAGTAATGAGGCTTTCAACGCAGCTAAAGCGGCCAAAATGCTCGACAAGTGGGTGCATGTTGGTAGGGTCAATACCGCTAAACGGGTAAAGGATTGGATCGGCTTGGGGGACAGCATTGATGGGTCGGGCATCAGCCGGTTTGATCATATGCTTGAAGACGTTTTGAGAGCCATTAAAGGCGAAGAACAGCAGACGGAGTTAGATTTATGAGCAACCCATGGCCAAAAGTAACCAAATTTGCAACGTACAGTTTTGATGCTACTCACAACCTATATGGCGTTACGTCACACGCTGACGGCCTTGCAACTCATAACCATACATGGGTAGTTACATTGATATTTTCAGACTGGGAGTGTCAGCCAAAGGTAGGGTTCACACACGATGAACCGGACATCACCAAAACTTGGGGTGGCAAACTGAAACAATTGGAAGGCAAGCACCTGAATGATTTGATGCCAGTGCCTCCGACAGCTGAGAACGTAGCCTGCTGGCTGCTGTTTGACTGGATACCGCACATTGATGCCAACCGCACTAATTATGAAGTCAGCGGTATCAGGGTCAGCAAATGCAACACGTTCCAGGTGGAGGTGATGCGGTCACAGTCTCAAAGGTGGAAATCTCATGTATCAAAGGAAAGTAAAAATGATTGACCAAAACAGCGTCATCAACCTCGCCATCCAGTCCGGCGTCATCGACAGCGCCGACATGGAGAGCATCCACATCAGCCAAGCCTATATCGACGATCTGGCGCACTTTGCCGATCTGGCGATGCAGGTCGAGCGCGCCGAAATCATCAAAGCGCTGGAAATCTATCACGCCAGCTTGGTTGAGATTGGAAACGAACACGGCCCTGATGTTGTGCGGGCTGCCATTCAAATGCTGGAGGATCTGCGGGAATGAGTAAGCCAGTAGGAACCGTCACAGGCTGGTACGGTGGACACCCTGTCATTGAGCCAGTGGACGGATGGATACCGACCGTGGGAACGGTGCTGTATTCAGCGCCAGACAGTCTTACAGCCGCCGCGCCTGATTTGCTGGACGCGCTTGTAATGGTTTTGGATGATCCAAACGCACTAGACGGACGCCCTAGAACTTATGAAATCGTTTGCGCCGCAATCGCCAAAGCGAAGGGGGAAGCGTGAAAGCCAACCCACCCGACACCCGCGAGCATCATATCCGCATGGCCCGGATCTTTCTTTATGAGGCCCGCCGCACCATACACTGCGACTGGCGCGCAACATTGCACCAGTGGGCAGGCGAACGCCGTAGGCGCGCTGCACAACTGACACCGACGATTATGAAACAAGGAGATCTGTTTCAATGAATGATCTACTCGCCAAGGCCTGGCGTGTCATCAACTCTTGCGAAACGCCCAAGCAGGCTCGTGGTGCGCTGCGCTATCTTGAGTTGCTGGCGGAGCGCTATCCAGACCTCGATGTCGGCCCACTGCGTCGAGAACTTCAAACCCTGTTTGAAATATGACTGAGACTGACGCGATGGCCGGCGGGCTGCTGATCCTATGCACGCTGACCGGGCTGGTCATTTTGATGTGGCGGGATCGGCAATAGTGTCTATACTCATCTTCGCCCACTGACGGGGCAACTCAGCATTAGGCCGGACGTAAAACTCCGGCCCTTTTTTTATGCGTCCAACAGCGACGCTATCCTACGCGCCCAGCCCTTACCGAAGGCATCCCAGGTCTTCAGGTCGGTCATGAACTGGAGCCGCTGCCCGAGCATTCGACGGCACAGCAGATGGCCGTCAGTGAGCGCTATGGCCTGCATACTCTGTGGGCCGAGGACACCATCAGCCTCAACCCTCGCGGCCCGCTGGAGCCAGCGTATGGCCTGTAGGACGCCACTGTTCACCGCGGCATCGAACACCGGATACCGCACCGCGGGCGGCAGTTCGTCGCACCGGGCTGCCTGCCAGAACCGCTTGCGGTAGATGGCCTTGGCCACGTCCACCGGCATGTCGCGCATTGAGCCGTTGTAGCCGTTCTGCCGCGCCACAGCGACGGTCACGCCCCACATCGTCTCACCGCCTGGATCATCCTTGTGGTTGGAGTACGCCCCCTCATGCCCAAGCAGCTGCGTAAACGCTGTGTCAAAGTCCATCAGCGCTTCCGGTCAGGCGTCACAACGCCCACGCCGCCAGCCAGTGCCAGCCCCACGCAGATGATGGCCTCGCTCATGGCCGGGGCTATCGGCACGCCAGCCGCCGTCAACAGGAGGATGATGCCGCGCCACGTTGACGGCTCTTTCAGCCGCTCGCGTAAATAGTCTTTCATTTCAGCAACTCCCTGATCGACACGTTACCCAGCACCACCGCCGTGGCAATGACGCCCACCATCCAGAACACCTTTTGCACCACCGACTTGCCCACGTTGGCGTAGATGTCAGTGGTCATCTTCTGGACTGCCAGCTCAGCCGCACGCTGGGCAATCAGTTCGATCTGATCGTCCGTCAGGCTTGGCCTCGATCTGCGATCCGGCCCGGTGTAGAGCGTTTCCTCGTCCACGGCTGGCCCTTACTTTTTCTTGGCTTTTGGCTTGGCCTTCGCGCCCTTGGCGACTTTCACCATGGACTCGTAAGCCTTCATTTCCATTTTTTCCTTTTTCATTTCGGCCGCTTCTTCCATCTTTTTCTTGCGCTCTTCGGCCTTGCTCTTGGCCTGGCGCGATGGAATTGCCACTGCGATCATGATGGACGGTGCGCCCTTCATTTTTTTTCCGTTCTTCATGTTAGATACCCTCGCCTTGTACGATGTAAACAGTGGACGCGCCAGCTGCTACGCCAGAGAAGAAGGCATCAGCCGGGAAGCGCAAGATCTCAACCGCACCGGGCAGCAGTACCACCGTCTCGGACGGGTTGCCCGCTACAGCCGCCACAGCCTTGGTCTGAGCCTCGGCAGCCGTGTTGCCCCAAGCCAGATGCACAATGTTAAGGCTGGAGTTTACGACGCGATACTGGCCTTTGGCCTGCGCTTCATACCGGCCATAGACCGGCACCTGCACACCCGCAGGAGCTGCAACGGCCGCAGGGATGACATAAGTCTCGCCCTGTGGGATAAATGGAATTTGGCTGTTCGTTGCCATGTCAGACTCCTGGGAGGATGCGTTTTGATTTGCGAACGTTGTACATGTAGGACCACGCTGTCGCGTTGAAGTCCCAGCCGAGGTTGTTGCCACCATCGACGTTACCATTGACAGTATAAGCCTGCCAGAAGGCACCGCCAGTGGCGTTGATGTCCTTGATCGAGCAATAGGACACCGAATTGACACCGCTGGCATCTGATAGCGTGGCCCTTGTGCCTGCCACGGTCGTATCCAACGTGATCAGATTGCCAGCCGTTCCAGCAACGCCAAACGCGCTCACCGTCTGCGTGGTGCCTGCCGTAAAGCGTATGGTGGCCGGCTGGACAGTGTTGGTGATGTTGGCGAACGTATTCGATCCGCTAATTGTCAATGCACCAGCGCCGCCTTGGTTCAAGACGTTAAAGGTCTTGCCGCCACCGCTGAAGGTCTTGGCCGAAGCACTGGTCATGCTGATCGTTGATGTGCCTGGATTGACCGTAACGTCTGCTGCATCGGTGTTTGTGTTCCAAGTAGCGCCTGCCACTGTCCATGTGCCATTGCCTAGTGTTAAAACTTTCGCACCACCTGCGGCTGTTGCAAACGTACCTATGCTGACGTTCTTATTATTGGCATTCAGCGTTCCGTTTGTCAGCGTCATGGCTCTGGTCGATCCAATCGTGAGATTATCTTCAAGTCTCCACGTTCCTCCAGCCCCATCAAACGTAATAGGGGAATCCATCGTCACGCCGTTTGTTGTAATCAGCTTTGTTCCGGAAGTTGCTGCGAAAATAGTGGCTGACGTTCTAGGTGTCACCGTCATTGTTGCCGAAAGCGTAAAGTCTCCGTACACCTTATGAGCTGCGTTTGGAGTAAAAGAACCAGAAAACCCAGTAAAATCGACATTTAAGGCGCTGGCGTTTGTTCCGGTGAAAGCAACAACATCAGAACCGGCAGTTATTTTGAAGGAAATCGAATTTGATTCTGAAACTGGTCCTGACACTATGTTTCTAGAACCAGTACCTCCAGAATATGTAAATTCAACTACTTTATTTCCTGTCACCGTCATTGTTGTTAGCGCTTGAAACGCCGTTAACCCAGCCGATCCACCGCCAGCAACCGTTATCTTGTATGCGCCGAAATCAAGTGTTCCGGTAAAGGCCGTAAATACGACGATCCTTACAGTTACGTCACTACCAAGCGTGATAACGCCATTACCAGAATTAGCGTCAATAAATGCGTTATCCGCTGCACCTGGAACACCTGCGCCTCCGGCACCGCCAGAAGATGCAGACCAGTTTGTTGTATTAGCATTGTCCCACGTTCCAGAGCCGCCAACCCAGTAATACGTTGCCATTGTTTATACCTGCGTCACGAAAAAGGTGTTTTCGGCTGAGGTTGTCATGGTTGTAAGGTTTACTGGGGCACCAGTGTTCTGATCAGCGTTTATGTTAATCGTCGCTGCTGCGCTCAAATCGGCCTCATAATCAATGTCATAACATTGAGCATTTGCTGTTGTTGCATAATGAAACCGCGAAACTGCAACAGTTCCATTTATCATAATCGCCATTCTTATCCTTGTGCCAATCGCAACAGCCAAAACAATTCTGGCCGCAATCCGATAAACACCTGGGCTGCGACAAGTATACGTCCACGTTGCAGGGTCATAGGAGCCAGTAGGATCAATCAACTCAGTGCTGTATTGCACAGTGTTGGGCGCAGAGGTGAAGCCTCCAGAGGGTACAGCAAAGGTTGTTGGCGCACGCCCAATTGCGTAAGACTTTTTCAGCGTGTCGATAACTGGATAACCGCGAACATCGGTGTATTGAACTGTCGAATTTGTGTTGAAATTGCTGTAGTAATCAGCCACCGTAAAACCAAATCCAGCATTGTCTATAATCTGTCTTTGAATTTGAATGTCAGACGTGTTGCCAGCGCCGTTGCCAAAATCAAAAAACTGACCAAGGTCTGGTTTGGTCCCGCCAGCCTCAATACGGTCGATAATACGCAGATTGTTCATCACAACAGAATTTGTTGAAACCTGAACAGCAATTCTAGGCCAGTAGCCTCCCGCCGGATTCAACGGTCCAAAATTGTAGCGATGGACAAATCGCACCGTTCCGAAATCAGAGTTGCTAATGCGGCGCATATCAATGCCGTATTGAACGTCGTCAAATTCTGCTACGCCAAGCCGGAAACGTGTAGATGTGCCGCCTGTGTTGTTCGTTTGATTTCCAAGCGCCCAGCCAGAGCATGATCCAACTGACATTACGTTTACTGTGTTTGCAGCGCCAAAACCAAAAAATGCGCCATTTACGTTTTCAATTGCACGAACATAGTTGATTGTGCATCCAGCCAAACCAACATAGTTATCATTGTAAAATGCTGCGCCATCACATCTATTTGCTTCCGCTGCGTCAAAATAGCAACTAGCCACGTTGTAAGGGTCTGGGTTATTGCCAGCAAACAATTTTTGTTCAATGAAAATGCAGCTTCCACCTTGGTCATTAGCACGCATATATCCAAATTGCGTATCAACTATGCCTCGCAGCAACAGCCCATGTTGGTTTGCAGCTTTGACTTTACCGTTTTGATCAAACGTGATACCTCCAAGAGATCCGCCTTGCCAGACGTTGTCTACTCCACTTGTCGCCGTTCCATTGGTGATAGAAATCATTGGAGCATTTGTTGCATCTGCGCGTTTGAACGTGAC